TCGGCATCCTTTGCTTTACATGGGCTTGTCATATTTTCTCTCCAGTTCTGTGAAGCCACCAATGTATCGGTTGTCTTCGTTTATCTGAGGAACTGTTCTCTGATTAGGGAACATATCCTTGAACTCCTCGATTGTGATGTCTTCCTTGACGGTGAAGTATTTGTAAGGGAGCTTCCTTTCCTCACAAAACTTCACCGCCTTTTCACAGTACGTACAGTTCGGCTGTCCGAATATCTCTATCATACCAAGTCCACCACTTCGCATGAGTCACCAGAGCAGGCCAGTGTTTGTGAGCCAGCCGTGTTGTCCTCTTGCTCATACTCAGAGAGCTTTGCCCAATCAATATGCTTCGGCATCTGAGCCAGAGCTTTTTTGTATGTGTCCTTGTCACAATCCTGATAAGGTGCTTGTGCATAGGTGTGGTCGCTGTGTGGCAAAAATGATACACCAGAGCAGATGTCAAAGTTATCAAACACCCATGCTCCAACGGCCAGCCACTCTTCGTCACGTACCGTGATGGTAACAGATGGTTTATGCTCGCACCATTCAAGTGCATACATCTTCCATAACTCCAGCTGCTCAAGGGCAGACATATCATTACGTGTTACCGCATTGTCAGGTGACTTGGTAGGAAAGCTAAACACTGTTGTGCTGTCTGGCTTCATTACACAAGCTTCTGCTGGGATGCCTGAGTCCTTGAGGAACTGCGTCAGCGGGTCTTTGTTATCGCCCCGTACAGTACGGATATAGTAATCGCTATGGCGAGCATGAATGCCAGAGGCGCTATCCACAAGCTGTGATACAGTACCCGAAGGCTTGACGCAAGTGATGGCCGCAGATGCACTAATTCCAAGCTGCTGTGCAAGATTGTTGTTCGTTTGTACAGCAATGTGACGAAGCTTGTTAAGTAATTTCGTAGTCGGCTTACTAGTGATTTCATTGTCCATAATACCTGTCAGGCTTACACCCAACAGCCTTTCTTCTTCTGTGTTCTTACGCCATACAGGTCGTAGGTATGGCATGTTAGTATACGTTGATTGAATCGTACCCAAGATTGTAGCAAGCTTTACCTTACGTGTCAAGCTCTTTTCAGAATCTGTAGGGCGCACGACAACCTCTGTCAGGTTGCAGAACTGGTAAGGACGCAGGATGATTTCACTGCAGGGATTTGTTCCCCACTCTTTACCAGTCTCACGGCGTCCGAATCTTTCTACATGTTTGTCTGCGGCGGCACGGCTGAACAAGCCACGCTCACCAGACTTGGACTCGACCAGAGACAGCCACTCACGCATGAATGTTTCCATGTCGGGCTTCTCTGTGTAGGCAACTGAGTTGTTAGCCAACGCACGTTGACCTTCGTTCTCCCACCACTGACCAGACTTAGCATGACGCATACGGTCATCAGATAGATTAGACAAACTAATCATAGCACTACGGCGTACACCGCCCACTACAACTACCTCGCCAATCTTACACATGATGTCGTGGCACTCAACGCTGTTAAGCTTGCGGCCAGCTGCACCCTTGAACTTGGCTACAACAAAGTTGAACAGGTCATTCAATGGGTCAGGTCCAGAGGCACGGCCACCAAATGTCTTGAGGCGTTCACCAGCTGGACGAATCTTAGACACGTCCCACTTCGGTATGTCACCTGTGTACAAGCCACTGATTAGTTTGCGTAGTGCCTTTGCCCAACCTTCCTTGCTGTCCTGTACAACGATAAGGTCTTCGCTATCCCTAATATCTTCTGGCACTTCGGGTAGCTTCTGGATTGCTTGACGCTCTACAGAGAAGCCTACGCCAGTTCCGCATAGCAGGATGAACATTGCTTCGTCAAAGGCACGAGGGTGGTCAACGGGCAGGTAGCTACAGTTGTAGATACATGTGTTGTCACGGTCAGCCGCAGGACCAGCAGTCATCAAGGCTCGCATAGATGGCATGATTTCTAGGTTAAGGATTGCGTCTTCAATCTCGTTGACTGTCTTGCTGTCCAAGTCAGCAGGGCGTACGATGTTATCAATAAAACGACCAACTGTTTCCGACCATGTTTCTCGTCTGCCTTCGTCCTCTAGCCATCGGGCATAGCGTGACGTAGCAATAAATGTTTGGTAGTCTGTTGGTAGGTGGTTAGTCATAGCGGTTGTCTGTGTCATTGGTTTGAAGCTCCTCTCCTGTTAATGCTTTCCAGCTGTATTTAAAATCAAATCTTGCGGCGGCTTGACTAATCAAGTCGGCAATATAACGTGTCTCCGCTTGTGCTGTCTTGTCGAGGCGTTGGTTAACGACACGAGCAAAGGCATACAGAGAGCCAGACCAGTACCATTCTGTGTACATGTTCTGTGGAAGCACCATACGTGCCATCTCTGGGGCAATGCCTACATCAAGCATACGTTCATACTCTGCGATTGCGGAGCGTGTATATGAGCCAATGTGATAATCAATAGTATCGTCTGAGCTACCCTGCTTTACATTGTCTGCCTTAGTGCGCCACGCTTGAGGCGTGTAAAACTTAGGTGTATAGTCCACGTAGCGGCGGCTGACTTCATTCCAAGCCAACCCCACTTGGTGTTTGACAAGCTGTCGTGCGACAAAGATGGGGGCTTCAATACGAAACTGTAAGAAGCAGTGGGAGAACGGCGACCAGTGACCATGCTCTGCAAGATACTTGATTAGCTTTTGGTCGGCATCGGACAAGTCCTGTAGGCTACCGTTCTGTACTCGTTGTGATTCTTTATTGAATGAAACACGGGCAGCGTTGACTACTGTCAAGTCACTACCCATGTGGTCGATTAATGTTACCTGCATTTTGCGAAGACTCCCATTATACTATACGTTCTGAACAGAGGCAATAAGCTTTTCCAAATACCACTGTGCTTTTTTCAAATCTTCCACAGGCTTTCCCTTGTACTTGTATCGCCAAAGATATTTCATGGCGTTGCCCTTACAATATCCCTGGAACTCTTCGTCTGACATGCTGGCTTCGATAGCCTTGATTGCCTCAACGCCCTTGGTATTGTAGTGGGCGGGGCTGTTAACTGGGTCATCACTTGGTGTCTGGGTGTATCCAAACCTAGTGTCCAAGTATTGCGTTAATCCGTTTTCTGACATAATCTACTTCTCCTGTCTGTAATACTTTGTATGCAAAGTCTCTCATGTAATGTGCATCTACTCCTGCGTTGACACACACCTCCTCAAAGTCTTCAGCTGTCGTCCCTACCGAAGCAAAGAACCAAGCCGATGCCCTGTCTCGTTCTATTCGTGCAGTCGTAGGCTCACCATCATAGGCTGGCTTAGATGCGTCAAGCAATGCCTGAAGCAACACACACAAGAACAGTGTACGTTCTGGGGACGATTCGTCAGGGCGAAACTCGTCCAAGTGAATTGTTATCTTACTATTTCCCACCCTGTTTGTCAAGCCACGATTGCGGGATGCCTTCATTTAATTTGCAATACATATAGCCGTGCTTGTCACACCAGTCTCCGTAGGTCATCTTGCCTCCCTTGTATAGCTTGCGGGTGGGGTTGTCAAAGACAAACCTGATGTCCATGTCTGGATACTGTGACTTAATGAACAGGTGTTTCTTCCTGTCTTCTGGCATGAACCTGCCCTTGACCTCTAGCACTACGCCGTTAGGTAGGAAGAAGTCAGGGATGTAGTTCTTATCTTCACGCCACTCGTAGGGTAGCTTTTGTTTCTCGTATACGAAGTCAATCTTGTGCTTGTGTAGCTGTTGAGCCGCTTCGTATTCAGAGTTTGATTTGTATTCGTGTTTATATTTTTTTCTTTTGAATCCCATTACACATGTACTTCCTCAACGTCTGGGGTCTTTGCCACAGTGGTCAAGTAACGTACTCCGTTAGAATATTTGAATGCTCTCAGTCCTTGTCCACCATTAGCATCAGACCAGCATTTCTTTTTGTAAGGGCAGAAGACACAGCCCACAACCAACTTGCGGTTACCTGACTTTCCATCTGCCGTGTCGCCGTAGCAACGTGCAGGAGCTTGCTCGCTTTCCACCATGTTCTTGAGGTGACGCACTCTTGAGGGCGCATCAATCATTTCCATGTCGTGGATAGGTAGGATGCAAAGCTCGCTACTGTTCTTGTCGATTGCAAAGAAGGCGGCTTCCTTGCGGTTATTCTTCGTGGCATAGGCACTAATCTGTGCGATGTATCCAAACGGGTCATCGTCTGATAGCCTGCCTTCCTTAAACTTCTTGAATGCGAATGACGATGCTGACTTGATGTCAACCAGTACGTCATCAATCACGCAGTCCTGATGTCCAAGCACACCCTCAACCTCTACGGTATCCTGTGCCTCTTCTACCTTATGGCCTGCGGCTTTGGTAAGACAAATCAGGAGAGCCTCAAGAACATGACCCATTAAGAACTTAATCTTGGTCTGCCCATTGATGGACTCTCCCTCTTCGCCTTGTACTCCGTACCAAATCTGACGGTCTGGTTTGCCGATTGAAGACAGACGTAGGTGTGATGCACCTTCACGCTGACCTTCACGGAGTATAGTTTCGACAGCCTCTCGCACAAGGCCGCCGACTTCATCAAGGGCTTCCTTAACATGAGCCTGCTCAACATCAGCACCTTGCTCAAGCATAGTGTAAATGTCAGGGATAAGTGTGTCTAATGTTTTGGTCATGTGGTATCCTTTCGGTTGGCGAACACGGCAGGACTTGAACCTGCAACCTGCAGATTAGAAGTCTGCTGCTCTATCCAGTTGAGCTACGTGTCCTAGCTCTTACGTTTAACTGCCTTCTTAATCTTCTGTGCTTTGTGTGCAATGTATTCTTCCTCGTCTGCGAAGAAGTTATGTACACCCTTGATAAGACGTAGCTGTATTGCCTTTAGGTATTTGCCTCGTGGCATAGCCCAACCCGCAATGAATGCTACGACTGAAGCATAGACAGTCACCAGTATGGGTGCTAAGTTTGTTTCCATGATAATCTCCTATAAAAAGTGATGGAGTCCCCAACCCTCGTATCCATCTTCGGAAGCCTATATCTTGGTGCTTCCCCCGTGCAGTTAACTAACGACTAGAAAGGAACTGAGTCGTTCATGTTATCGTCTGCGATTGGTGCGGCGGCTTCTCCGATTACGTCAAAGTCTTCGGCATTGCCACCTGCATATTCAACAAGGCTCACTACTTGAACCTTCTTCAGGATTGGAGAAGTACCAGACTTGCCGTTCATCTCCCACTCGAATGGTGTGTACTGTACGTTGCAGACACTACCATTTCCCACTAGGTCTGAGAACGGTTTCTTCTGTCCGTCCATGACTACTGGTGCATCGTTCTGTGTACCGTCACGGCGTGATACTTTTTGACGAATGTGTACGAAGTCGCCACGCTCATCGCCCTTGTTCTTGATTGCTACACCGTCTGCCTCGAAAGCCTTACGGTTGTTGTCGTCTACCAGCATGTCCAAACCCCACTCTGGTTCGTAGGTTGTGTTAGGTGCTTGAATTGCTGCCCAATAAACTTTTCCTGATACAATAGTCATATGTTTTAATCTCCTAAATTGGTTTTCGTTTTGGTTTTCGTATCACAAACAACACCATTGTTGCTGCGATTTTTGAATTATCTCACATCCATAATCGAATGTCAATAACTTTTTTCACTTTAGTGAGTGTCAGCCCAGTTGTTACCAGTCTTATACTCACAGTCGAGAGGACAATTAACCTTGAGCGATTGCTCTGTCAGTGTCATTGCCTTCTTGGTTACAGCACCGAAGGCTTCTTCCTGTCCCTTACGTACCTCGAATTGGTATTCGTCATGTACGCTTGCAACAAGCTTGAAGTCTAGCTGTGCCTTGGTTGCCTCGATGATAATAAACTTCAGCCACTCCTTACATACGATTGCACCTGCTCCCTGTAGTAGGGTGTTGAGTGCCGCATGTTTGTTGCGAACCTTAAGGATACGACCATCCAGACCAATAAGATAACCTCTGTCAGCCAACGTGTCAACCTTTTTGCGTAGTGCTTTCAAGGCTGGCATGTTGTTGAGGAAGTTATCAATCAGACGTTGACCATCTTTGGCTGTGCCATTAACGACCTGTCCAATCTTGCCTGCACCAGCACCGTAGAGGAACGCATAGATAAACGTCTTCGCATTGTCCCTGTTGGGTAGCCCTGCGGCCTGCTGGTTAGCTGTATGCACGTCACCTTCCACAACTTCTTTCGTGTAGGCTTCGTCATTCATATAGTGTGCCAGCATTCGTAGCTCAAGACCTGATGCGTCAGTACCCAGCAGTGTGTAGTCGTCACTCGATACTGTCCACAATGCTCTGCACTCCTTACCATAAGGTGAGTAGACAGCAGGTACTTGTGCCATGTTAGGTGATGTGTGAGCCATGCGTCCTGTAATGGTGCGCAATGTAAGCACTCGTCCATGCACCTTGTCGTTCTCGTCTGCCGCCTCAATCCATGATTTGATTTGCGACACACGCTTCTCCAGTAGTAAGTAATCAGCAATCAACTTGGCCTGTGGTATGTCAGTCACCTTGGACAACACTTCTTCAGAGACAATAG